GTGTAAAGGGGGATGCTGCGTCGACGATCAGCTGCAGGGCCTGGTCGTCGACTGCTTCGGTGTCAGCGATCGCCCGTGCAGCGTCGCCCAGCTCGGTGCTGAGCTGGGCGACGTCTGCGCTGGCGAAGCCGGTCACTGTAGGTTCCTACAGTCCTCGAGACGGCCGGCCTTGGCTGAACCTACAAGCATGACTCAGGCGTCCCCGGTGAAGACAGGCAGCTCGGGACAGACGAAGGCGAAGTCGCTGGTGTTCCGCGTCTTCACGTCGCCCCCGATGGTGATCGGGGTGATCCTGCACTGACCTTCGACCGTCGCTGTCGGCCGGGCGGTCACTGGCACGAAGACGAAGTCGACCAGCTCCCCCGCGTTGGCCCAGCAGTAGGCAGTGAAGCCGGACGTCTTCAGGTCCTGGACGGCCGTCCCGGACAGGGTCGCGTCGTAGGTGACATTGTCTTCGCCTGCCAGCGTCGACCCGTCGAGCAGGTTCAGGTCTTCGCCTTCGTCGACGTTCTCTGCAGGTTCGACTCTGCAGTTCGTCAGCTGCATGGAGAATTCTTGGTCGGCTGGGTCAGTGCCCAGGGTCAGTGTCCCGGGCCCCAGCTTGTAGCTGTCAGTAGGCATGTCAGTCTTCCGTTCGTTTGTAGGTTGCCAGCGTCGTCAGCTGCAGCGCGGGGCAGCTGGGCCCGTTGTCAAAAGCCAGGCTGACAGGCACCAGGTCGCCTTCGGACGCGATGACGGGGTCGACCTGGGCCAGCAGCCCGTCGAGCAGGGTCAGCGCGTCCAGGGGGCTGGTATTGCCTGCAGTCAGGTAGCAGAGCACTTCGACCGTCCCGGACCCGTCCATGAATTCAGGGCGGACGGTGCCGATCTTCACCAGCACCCCGGGCAGGTTCAGGTCGGCAGGGTCCAGTGCTGCACTGATGTCAGCAGCGACCAGGGTGTCGACGACACCCTGGATCGCTGCGACCAGACCAGCGGCCGACATCAGCCGACCGCCGGTCTTTGATAGCTGCCGATGTGCAGCAGCATCGCGATGTCCGGGTCAGACCTGCTCACATAGACGGCACCCTGGTCAGTCAGGGCCTGGACACCGTCCGGTGAGTTGCGTCGACGGACTAGCCGTGACGCCAGCATGGTCGCCCCCTGGACGATGTCCCAGGGCCAGGACTCAGCGTCGATTGACTGGGGGTAGCGCAGCTGCACGACCAGGTCATTAGTGGCCGACACGCATAGGTCGATCACTTCGTCGAGCTGGTCATTCGTTGTCTGCAGCCACTGCTTCACCAGGGCAATCGACGTCGGGTCCTCGACTGGCATCGGCATGACTACGCGCCGACCGGGTCGATCACGACGTCTTGCAGGCCTTCAGCGTCGTGCAGGACTTCAGCGTGGTAGCCGAAGACACCAGTGTCGACGCCACCGTTCACCATGTCGACGGCTTCGACGCGGATCGGGCTGCCCGGCAGTTCGTAGTAGTCCATCGCGTTAGACACACCGACCAGGACGTGCCCGGCCGTCATGCCGGAGTGCGTGACCACCCGATCAATGTTGACACCGATCAGCTTCAGCATCTCGGACGGCACCATGCCCGATGCGGTCAGGCCCAGCACCCAGGGGATCAGGTCGGACTTGTTGGCGACCACGAACGTCGATTCGGCATTCGTGGCGTCGTCGATCGCTTCGACGCCAGCTGCGATCGCACCCAGGAATCCTTCGTAATCCGGGGTCGCGATGTCGGTGGCGAAGGTGAGCGCAGAGCTGAGCGCGTTGGCGTCGGACAGCCTGGCGTAGCTCTCAGACATCGCTGCGTAGTAGCTCTCGAAGTAGCTGGTGTTCTTGAAGTCCACAAACTTACGGTCGTGGTCGTGAGCACCTGCCAGACGTTCGGCCGGGGTCGAGCTGGGGTCGGTCGCGGGCTGGTTGCTCGGGACTGCAGCCTTGTCACCGGAGTAGACAGCGACCGCAGGCTTGGTCGTCCACTTCCACCCGTCGACGGTGTAGCTGGTCAGCTCTTTGATCGTGCCGAACAGGGGGACGATCTTGCGTCGGTATTCGACACCGTCCCAGAGCTCACCGACCCACTGGGGCTGCTCGACGTCGACACCTACGGCCGACTGGGTCACGTTGAGCAGAGCTGCTTTCAGCTCTGCGCCACGGGCACCAGCTCGACCGGAGTGCACCAGCGACAGAGCTTCGAAGAAGTCGGACTTGCTGGCGAAGGCCTGCCGGGGCCTGGTGCTGGTCGCCTGCAGGCCGATCGGGGCAGCAGCTGCCTGGACGGCAGGGGCTGCAGCTGCAGGGGCTGCAGCGGGGACCATAGCCGCTTCGGCCCCTGCAGCTGGTTCGGTGGGGGCAGCTACGGCTGCAGCAGCCCGGGCGTCGACGCACGACACTGCAGCGTCGTGAGTCAGTCCGCAGATATCGCACGGTTCCATTGTGGGTGATCCTTTCGATCGTGACGCTGCGACTCTCGCATCGTCAAAAGCGGGGACGGTCAGCAGAGCGACCCCCCGCAGGAATGCGTCGGTCGCGACCAGCACTTCGGCTGCTTCGTCTTCGACCGTAATTTCATCCAGCTCGACGCTGAAGGCGTCGCGGACCTTCCCAGCTGCTTCGGCCAGGGCCAGGTCACCATCGGGTGTCTCTGCGATCCGGAACTGCCCGCGCAGCCCTTCGGGGCTGTCGGCAACCTCGACCAGGTAGCCGACAGGTGTCTCGCGGTCGTGACCCTTCCCAAACAGCTTGACCCGGGACAGGTCGTCGGGCAGCCGTAGCGCGCCAGCCTTCACGATGACGGGGCCGACGTCGGTGTATCCGACGACGTCGTAGGGCAGGATCATGCCGGTGATAGTGCGAGCTTCGACGTCGACGTCTTGCGCTGCCAGGGATCGGACCCCCGGACGGGGGCGACCGTAGGCTTGTGCCGGGGCCGGGGCCCTGGTGTCCAGGATGCCGGACAGCTGAATGGTCTTCGGGGTAGTCATGGTGTCAGTCCTCCACTACGGGGCCGGTCGGCTGTACGGGCCCCAGGTCTTGGGCGATGTCGAAGCGGACGCGCTGCCCCCTGGGCACGACGTCGTCGAGCGACAGTCGGGCAGCGATCGCTTCGTAGTACGGGTCTGTCCCGTACTCGGTGTGTTCCAGGCCCCGGCCCTGGGTTGTTTCGTAGTTCAGGGATGCCTTCGGGGCGGTCGCGTCGACCATGGCTGCAGCGATTCCCATCAGCCGGGCCATGTCGACGGCTGCTGCGTTGCGTCCGTCGATCAGCAGCTGCCCGTCTGCAGCTGGGCCGTCGATAGCGTCGACGACTTGATTCAGGAAGGCGACGCCACTGTTGTCACCCTGACGGGCCTTCACGTACCAGCTGATCAGGTCCTGAATCTCAGTGTCGGTCAGGTCTGCGTCCCCGGTGTATTTCAGGGTCACGTTCGGGTTAGGAACGTCGCCAGCTCGGGCAGCTGCAGCCAGCAGCTGGTGCGCGTGCATGATCGCGACCCGGCCATAGTTCAGGATGCCTTCATGGGGGCCGGGGATCAGGATCACCTTCGAGCTGTCGACCTGGTCACCGTTGATCTGCACGAAGCCGTCCTGGTCGAAGGTCCAGTCGTCGCGGGGCACCCTGCTGACGTACTGGGGGAAGCCGTCTGCCTTGTCTACCCGGGTCCAGAGTGACCAGCCCGTGAACAGCAGATCATCAGCTGTCCAGGTCATACGGTGGAACGGGGGCACGGGGCAGGCCGGGTCCGGGGTGTTGATCCATCCCGGGTCGGGCAGCTGCTGGTCGGTCTGCGTCGCAGCGTCGTAGCGCAGCACCCGAAGCGGGGTCGCACCGATCTTCGGGGCGATGACGTGTCGGCCCTTTGCGATCGCGGGGACGGACATCGCAGTGACCCGATTCAGGGGCAGTGCAGCCTGGTCGAAGATGTCGGCCCAGACGATCGTCGACAGGCCGGTCTGAGGTGTGAAGGGGCTGCTGATCTGGGGGATCACGGACGACCGATGCCGGTCGGCTTGTAGTTCGCTGTCAGCGCTGGTCATCAGGTGTAGTGCGTTGCGAAGTCCCATAGCCCTGAATCTTGTCATTCGCAGCCGACGATTCGTCGACGACGCGCCGATCAGGATGCTTGACTGCCGGGGACCCACACCTTCGGCTTCGGCTTCGTGACGGGCTTATCAGCCAGGGCCAGCACTGCGTTTGTGGCTGCGACGACCAGGGCGATCGACCCCTGACCGATCTGGGCCCAGGCGGTTCCCCCGTCCCCGACCGACCGGGTCCCGGCGATCTTCACCTGGGCGTCCAGGTCTGCGTTCGGCCGGGCCTTGATAGTGCCAGCGCGCAGCCCGTCCAGGAACGTCGCCACGGCTGCAGCCCCGTCGCCTTGGG